CGATTAAGATTATCATGTAATACAGGATCAAAATGTGTACCATCTTCAAAATATAAATCTATTTCTGTGTTCCAATCGTTAAAATCGGACCGTGCATTACCGCATAACACTTCTACATTATTATACTTAGACAATATATCTTTAACTCTTTTATATTCAATGTTTACTAGATCCGTGCTTTCTCCGTTAACTGAAAATAAATCAACTGTATAAATTTTAATGTTAGGATTAGCTAGAGCCATTATTGTTGCCGATCCGCCAACTGCTGTTCCTATTTCAAATACTATTGAATCTGGAGGAATACCTGAAACTATTTCTTTTAAGAAAATTATTTCAGGAACAGTCATCATAGCATCATATTCCATATTTTTCCACAAAGTCATCTATCTCAATGTCCTGCATTGTATTTAAATGAGCTACATTGTAGTCAACAATATTTTTAACCGCATAGGTAAAATCAATCTTTACATGATCAGGCCAACTGGCAATTGATGTAATAGTATTCATAATCATTTTAAAACGCAGTTTATCGTCTTTTTCAAGGTCGTAACTTTCGTCCCAAAATTCTCCAAAAGTTTTAAATCCCATATCTTTTACATGTTGTAAACTTCCGGCAGCTCCTAATAATATAAAAGGCTGCATAAAGGCGATAGGTTTATATGTTTTTTCTGTAATATGTATAATTTTATTAAAGAAATATGTTTCAGTAACAATATTAATTAAAGAATCGTTGTAAAGATGTTGTACAGGATCAACACTATCCTCCATAGGGTATCGACTAAAATTAGGATTATCTAATACTAATGGTAATAATTTATCGGCGGCTAACACATCCTCGCTGGTTAACTCCATATCTGAAAATCGAGTTAAAAGATATTTGCAATTTTCAACAAATGATCTATTAGCTTCTGGTTGAGTTTTATCCATACTATAGTAACATTGATTGATTAAACCATATTGCACCATTGCTAGGTACAACATTAGTCGATGATCATTATATCTTCTATTAAAACACAAGAATGTTTTTTTACGGGGTCCGGGTTGATATTTTAATATTAACGAGTTTTTTATTGCTGGGCCAACATTACATTTATCAATTCTAAACACTGGAAAATATTCCATTTGTATCTCAGGCAGTTTGTGATTTCTACGACAATAATCTTCATATACTTCAGTACCGTTGTAACAATTACTTAGATAGATTACCTGTGTCAATGGAAGACCTTTAGATATAAAATAATCAGATAGATGATTTAAAAATTCGTCGTCCATGTATCCTTCATAGAATAGTGTTACTAAGAAGTAAGCAGTTTTATTTCTTATGCGTTCTAAAACGTTAAAATGTATTTGATTATTATCAAAGAGGCCGTCAGAATTGTGAAAATTATGGAATTTATCTCTATAATGAAAATTGGTCCAATTTAATTCGTATAAAAACACTTCGTCAGGTAATTTATAAGTTGGAGATATTCTAGAATTAAGAATCCTAGAATGAAAATGAGGTTTTTGAAATAGGTCTCCCTTTATTTGAGGGAAATGATAATCTACTGATGCTTCCATTAGGTCAGATATAGTAGGAATCCTATTGTTAGTTATGGGGCCGTTGGGCCCTATCCATTCATATACTAGATTTAATTTTTTATTCATCTTTGCAACTGTTATAAAATTCTATCATTTTTGGAAATATAGAGACAAAATCTGTGCCTCGTCTGCGATCATATTCTGTGAACCAATTATAAAAATCACGACGTCCTTCTTTTAATTTTTCCTTAGAATAAACAGTAGATTCCATGTAATCAACTACACGCCTAAATTTTTCATATTCTAAACTATTAAATTTTTCAACATTTTTATCATCGATATTGTTTTTAATAAATTCTAAATGGGCATACATATATGGCATAAATTTGTCTTTAGGTAAGATATTCATATCATATTGCAACGGTTCTTTTAAATATGGAGTATCAAATCGTACTGTGGCCCATGATTGGTGTTTATATATTTTTCTCCATTCTAAAAATTTTTCAAGCAAATCTTGAAAATTAGTAACTGTTAAAATATTAAACGTAATCATAAAAGTTAACGGCAGGTTTGTTTTTGACATATAGGTATGAAAATTTTGTTCCCATACTTCTAAATTCAAGCCTGTACGAATATACTCAGCGGGTTTTCCCCAAGTATCTAAACTAGTAAACATTTTAAATGTTTTAATTTTCTTTTCACTTAATAACTTATTCACTCGTTCTACTAGTCTTTCCATTAGAATAGGTTTTATTCCAAAATTACTATTAATGTTTACCTCTAAATTAGGTTTAGGATTTTTATCTAAGTCTTCCAATAGACGCCAGGTACTTTGTTGTAACAGTGGTTCGCCCCCTGTAATGCGTAAGATGTTTAGAGTTTTACTAACTTCTGGCCACCAACGCCACCAGGCTTCAACATAGGGGTTAGTTTCTTCTTCATAGACTTTAAACCAATCAATGTCATTGCGATGATTCTTGACCATATCATACGGCCCAAAATCTTTAATCTCTTTATAGTATGCACTGCTATGTTTAGGATGACAGTATCCACATTTAAAATTGCACTCATTACCAAAGCTAACTTCAATATATTCAGGATTTATATTTTGATTCCAATCACCGTTTTTGATTTGTTCAAATCGATCAGGTCTATATATTGAACTGTTACGTTCTTTTCGATCACTAATATAGTCTTCACCTAATGTTTCAATATTCCAGCAATATTGACAACCGCTAGGTTTTTCTCCGTTGAGCATTTCTAATCGTTCTAACTTTTTTTGTTCTGTATTATGCAATGCACTAGGATCAATTGCAATTTCATTTAAAGGAATTTTATGGGGACGGGGATGATAGCAACTGTGTGTTTCTCCCGTCTGTAGATATATTGTAGTATGATGCCATTTAGCCATACAGAAAGTAGGCGAAATTTCGTTCATAATTGGTATGAATTTTTTAATTCTTTCTAAGCTATTGCTATCATTCATTGGTTGTTTTCCATTTTAAAAATTCTTCTTCTAACCAATTAAAATTGTTTATTAATGATAATTTTTCTTTATTATTAATATTGTCTTCGCCATATTTCTTTCCTGCTTTTGCTCCAGCAATAGAGTATGTGCCAAACGGTTTATCTTCTCCTCGTGAACACCAAGCTATTAATCTTTCTTCAGTTTCTAAATCATATTGTTGATCAATTACTTTACTGGCTAATTTAACACATTCTCGAAATGCGCTCCTCCATGTGCTAAATGCATCTGTATTGAATTCAGTTACATTAGAAACCGAAGGCATAACTTTAAAATTTTTACTTAAACTTGTAGTCATATCTGTGGTATTGGTATCCATGTTAAGGATTAATTTTTTAGGAAGCAACTTTACTCCTCCGTAACCATAGAGTAATCCGTTAACTAAATTTAAACTTTTCCAAACGTGTACCGTGTCAAGAAAAATGTCTTTTTCGTTTCTATTGTAATAAGGAATGTAATCTATTTCAAAGTTAAAATCTTTAATAATAATAGCATCTGCATCAACTACCCAAAACATATCTGTTGTAGCAATCTTTGCTGCTTCAATATGAGCATTATGAATTCCTTTTACACCATCTATTCTCTTGGCTCTAGGAAACCTATCTGTTAATCTTTTAAAATTTTTGTCTGCGTTAGTTTCGTTGTAACTAATAAAAACTATATCAAACGGTTTAGGATTACTAACTACAATGTTGTGTTGTTTTTTTTCTATAGGAAATCTATGATCAAACTCTTTTTTAGTAATAGGGGAATTTTTAGAATATAATACAACACCGTCGTACCAATCTCCATTTTTAAATACGTGAGTTATGTTTCTATGAAAATGATCATACACAGGAACATAATAACTATTAAAATCAAAATCTTTATCTAACACAACATCATTACGGATTACCCAAAACATTTCTGTTTTAGTATTTTGTAATGTTGTAATATAATCTTCAAACGTGTTTATTTGAAAAATCTCAAAAGGAACAGGTATTGATACTTGTATATTCCATTCTTTCTTTTCAACTGGAAATCGATAATTAAATTCTTTAGCTGTTAGTGTTTTAGATCTGCTCATTAACATAAGCCCGTCGTAGAACTCCCCATTTTTAAACATGTGAGTTATACTTCGATCATAGTTGTATTTTCCATCATTAGGATCAAAGTAAAAATCAAAAATGCTGTCATCTACAAGTTCGATGTCTGGCCACACACACCAAAACATCTGTTGAGTTTCATTTTTTAAAATATCTTGATATTCTTGATAGCTATGTATAACATATCGTGGATATCGGTACTTGCTAAC